GATCAACATATACTACCTTATATGGAAAGAACTCTTCGAGCTCTCTACGAATTTGATGAATAGCATCAAAGCACGCATTCCAATCCATGTCTGATTGATCACGATTCTTTTTACGATTTGCTTTGTAGTATGGATAGTAATCTTTTCTCCATACATTTGTGCTATCAGCGCAGATTACGATTTCACCGTACTCTCCTGAGAACTTCTTTCGATTAAAACGAATTGAATTGAGAAACATGTGACGAAGAAGATTTTCATCAACTTCCATGTTTGTGTGATTACCAATACCTGCGAAAAGACTCGCAAGCATAACTTGGTTATAGTCAACTAATATCATAATTTATCCATTATTTAAATTTACAGATTATATTATATCAAAGATCTTCGTCAATGTCAATGGTTTCTTCTAAATTCTTTTTTAATCCACCAGATATAGCATTTTCATCTGCATCCACAATAACGTTATTTGCAGCATACGCTTGTAACTGATGTTCTTCGTTCATTGTTTGTAGATGTAAAGAACGAATAGATTCAAAGATAAGTATCATAGATGGAAAGTATTCCTCCATGTTATCTTCAAAGTCACATCCTGCTCTTGCCATTTCACCGAGTACGTTTTCCCAAATAATTTCTGCAAGTTCGCTTGAATAAGATTCCTTGTATTCACGAATCCTTTCGCCAACACTTACCTCATTAATTGGAGGATTAGAATGTATAGCGGGAAACGGTATTAACTTACCTTTACTCTTGGACTTGGTGTGCATCGCCTATGTTCCTTAATAATGTATTCCACATTGTAGTAAATGATTGTATATTGTTTCTTGCCAAATTAAATCTATCAGAGAAGGTAAATCCATTAAAGTAATTAGGATCGTTCTTCATCGCAATTAGAATTTGTTTTGCTACTGAAAACGCGTAATTTGCATGATGATTCATATCTTCATTCCAATCATACATAATGGTTGCATTAGCACCAGTCTCAGGCAATGCTCCATAGTTTGGATGAATACAAATCATTTGAGATTTAATTGCTTCAAGTAATGCAATACAAGATGTCTCTTTCCATATATTAGGATATAGGAAAATATGAGATTTCTTTAATGCTGCTAATACTTCATCATTTGATTTAACTCCATGATAAGTCATATTAGGATGCGCTTCAATCTGTTCATATAATGGCTTATATGCTTCGTCTCGATTTTTCCATCCATAAATTTCAAATCCTGAATAGACATCAAGATGAATATTATCAAACTCTTTTGCCAATGAAGCAAAGATTGGTACAAGTAGTTCTAATCCACGATGCGGAGTTGTATGATATACGAAACGAATTGTTTCCATATCTTTTTCCTGTGGGTCATACTTTACTTCAACAGCATTATGAATAACAGAACATCTACCATAAGGAATACCATATCGCATAATGTACTGATCTCTTTGCCATGCCGTGACAAAAACAAAGTGAGCAAACTTCTGCCAACCTTCATCTTTTAAAACTTGATTTTCTGGATCTTCCGATAGATCATGACACCAAAAGATATTTGGTACATCATCATATAATTCTCTTGGTCTTGATAAATGAATGGCAACATTTTCAAGTACTTCCGGATCCATGTTATCAATCAATCTTTGTCTCATCATTTCACTTCCGCCTTTTGAATTGGCAGAGAGTTCTGAATCAATCACTACACCTTTGTAAATACAACTCATTTTACTTCTCCATTAATTTCATTATGTATTTGTTCTAACGCATCGTGTAAGTTATGCAGTGAACCATTATTATGTACGCGATATGTTTTAATATCCATCTCTTCTTTGAGAACGTACGCTTTGTCTATTGCTGTTTTGGATCCGACTGTCCATTCGTTAATCAGTCGACCATTAAAATATTTTCTACTATCAGAAGAATAATCACAACCTTCTCTTGTTAATTGAACGATGACAATATTCTCTGCTCCAACCTTTTCAATAATAGGTTCAAGTTCTTCAACAAATCCACCATCTGCTAACGCATAGTTTTTATCTTCAAAGATTTCTTCAGCAACTGATTTACCAAAATAATCTAAACCTTTCTTTGGCTTAATGATATCTTCTGATACATGAATCATTGCTTCACGTCTTGACATACCTTGTAAGGCAAACTCTGACTTTTCTTTTTGAGTCCGATCGTTATAGCCTTCCATGAACCATCTTTCATCAACATCAAAGTGTTTAATCGTTTCTTTAAATAATTGATACTTGAAAGACAGATTACCAAATCCGTACTTTTCTTTATATAAACTAGCTGCTTCATCTTTTCCTGAAGCTGGAGGTCCGTTAAATATTACTATCATCTTTCTTCTCTGTAAGTTGAGTGAAACCGTATTTACAAATATAGTAGGCATCTACAATATCAGTAATAGGATTCCACGATTTGTTTATTATACCACATTTTTCGCGAATGTCAATAGAAGTTTCTTTCTCAAAGGCTTCAATCATCAAATCTTTACCAGCATTACCTTTTCCGCAACCAAACTTTTTAATCATTGTTGGTGGATATACATCGTATGGTATATCTCTTTCCCATAGCTTATGTTTAAATAAACCACAGTTCTCTGCTATTTGAAATACTCTACCGACCGCTCCAAATGCGTATCCTTCAATTCCGACAAAGTCACATTCAAAACATTTTTCCTGAGACCAAGATCCAATGATATCATATCGTTCTTGATCGTTAAACCAATTGTCAGGATACATTGTTGCTTGATATTGTCCTTTCTCTCCAATCAATAACTTCTTTTGTTTTACATAATAGTAAAAAGTACAATTATCATAACTCCACTCTTCGCCTTCATGTACACAAATAGCCGGACTACTTAAACTGTAGTCAACACCTGCTACTCTCATAACTAACTCCATAATTAATATATTATGGTATTATTTATCAGTCTTGACGGTAGAAGATATGAGATCCGATAGTTCCTACTTGTTGTAAGGATGGAGCCCAATATGGATTCACAAACGTTGTATGGTAATGAGTAGCACCTTCAGTGATACCACGAAACTTGCCAACGTGTAACATTCTATACGAAACATATACTGCTTCTTCCCACGCATCTGTTTCAGTTGCTTTATCAGTTCTTCCGTCACAATACCAACTGAACTGACAACGATTTCGTTTAGGTACAAGTACTTTAGGATCTTTCCAAGAAGGTTTATGCTCAGCCTGATATACAACTGAACAGACAGTACTTGGGTATCTATCGTCACGTACACGATTTAGAACAACATCGGCAACTGCATATTTACCTGCTAGGTTCTCTGACCTTGCTTCATGATAGATATTCATTGCTAAACAATGCAAGTCTTCTGATTGGTATTCTATTGATAAATCTACTTGATCATCAAACGTACTTGCCGAAGAAGGTAGAGTCAACGCTGCTACCACTAACGCTAAAGCAACTCTCATGCTTGTCTCGTAACACAATATGCATTAAGCAATTCTTCGTCGGACATTTTCTTTCCGAACGTATGAATAAGTTTACCATTCTGAAAACGTTCGATATAACCAGCATTGTATTCAATGTCAGTTACACTCTTAGTCATATTAGCAGTATCGTCAGGACGATCATCGTAGTACATAGAATCCATAGAATGTGAATGGATGCAAGCAGCACCACGAGACCATTCAAGCGCCTCTTCCATCATGGCAAAATCTTCAACCATCTTAGTATATTGTGTCATAGTTTTTCTCCTGGTTCAAAACCTCTAAAACATTTAAATCGCGGGAATCTCAAACTGTAAACTTCTTCCGAGTCTTGACTTATTGTTACTGCGTCAGCTCTTACTTCAACTAATTGACCAAGTACAGAGTCACGGTTACTCCAAATATCATCCCTGTTAGCATCGCTAAGACCTGTCCCAACATTAACTTGGATATGTTTACCTTCGTCGGTACCTTCGCATACAAGTGCTCCTGTGCTTCCTTCATTTTTACCTGTTCCTTCTTCAATGTCCGTTACTGTTAATGTTACCTCAATATAAGGTTTCATCTTCAACCAACCGTAAGAACGTTTACATTCGTAGTAACCGTTCACGGGTTTTACCATGATACCTTCGTATCCTTCTTCTATTGCTGTATTATTAATTGCCTTGAACTTATCAGCATCATCTTCAATATTAAGGACTGTATAGTCAGTTAAGACAATGCAATCTTTGAAGTAT